TTTTCTGCTGCTGGGCTTCGGCAACATCCTTATTAAGCAATCTTTCAGCAGCTTGTGCGATAAGACCCGACAACTGGAACTCAACATCTTCAGGCAATTGCTTGTCTGGAGGCGGCAGTTCAACACCTAATTGTTTCTCAATCTCTCTACGGTATTTAAACCCAAGATGCTCCTGCACATGCGCCGCCATTGAAGCCGATATAGTCACTGCCATCGGAGATTTGGATACAAGCTGCTGGATTTTGGGGTCTTCAAGCGCGGCCATGTGAGTTTTAATGTGCGCTTCGTGGTCTTGAGCAATAAACGCTTTAAGAGGTTTACTGTTCAAAGCGTCCATATTCTCGCTTACAGGGTCACGCGGTTTATGGTCTTCGGACATCGGGATGATTTTATCTGCATCCTGTATACCCAAAACGTCCAGCATCTGCCGATGAAGCTCTGGAAGATCATACATCTGGGGTGCAGACTGGGAAAGCTGCAACGCTGCCTGATATTGCATAATCCGTTGCGACATTGTTGCCGCGTTTGGATTGCTCACAGGGATAACATCGACCTTATCGTTGAAGTCTTCCGCTTTTACAGCGCGTGAATCAGCATCTACGTCATACTCATAGCGCTCAGGAGCATAATCACGAACAATATCAGCAATAAGGATAAATTCTCGGCGCATGGCCTCATGCAGCCTTGCTTGGACAGCGCTCATCACTTTCATGGAGCGTTCAATAAGAGCAAGAGTTGTGCCGACTGGCGCGTCCTGCTTCATATCAGCAAGTTTCAGGTCGGTAACAGACGCAAACCTTCTGCCCTCTTCAACAATTTCTCCTAAAAGTCCGTGCAGGACGTTGCTCGGCTCTTTATAGGGTAAAAATGTAATATTATCCTTTATTGCGCCACCAGGAACATCGACATCCCTAAACTCGCCCGGTGATATAGGAGAATCGTCCCCCTTAATTCTCAATCCCCTCGCCTTTAGACCGCCCGGTAAATTTGCAAGCGTCCCTGCGTCAACTAACTGCCTCAGCAGCGAGGTCGCAGACTTGGCGATACCGCCTATTAGATGAATTAAGCCAAATCCGTAAAACCCAAGTCCAGGCATATATTGGTAATGTACGAAATGAAGGCGCTTTGTACGCATTTCATCATCTTCGTACCAGTTTCTTCTAATAGAAAGTATCTCGTTGGAACCCTTGGCTATCGTGACAACATATGGAAGGGCAATGCCCGTTTCCTCACCATTGTCATCAGTGTCCTCAAACCCTTCCAGATCGAGGTCAACATGCATTTCATGTAAAATATGTCGATCATCATTGTCATAAGAGGGCGTTTCCCCCTCCAATTCATCATATTTTTGCTGAATTTCAGAATAATCAGGCGCGTCTTTCTGTAGTTCTACATCTCGGTAAAAACCTGCCACCTGCAATTTACGGACATCGTTGTTTGATTTCCGCATAACGTGCGTATAGCGACTTGCTGTCTGGAGGTCTGATGCCCCATACGAAACAACAAAATCCTCCGCAGGAACAAAATGGGCGCAAACACGCCCCATACTCTGATCGTAATAAACCTTCTTAAAGGAAGACCCCGCCAGAGGCAGGGAAAAAAGCATCCGTTCGGTTTCAGGGCGGTACTCGGACATTTTCTCCGTCAGGAGATAATTCATATGGTTTTGTACGCGCTGTGCCTGTTTTTCTTTTTCGGCGGTTATTTCTCCGACAATTTTTGTTTTAACAGGGCCAGCAGAGGTAAAAATTTCCATAATGGCCTGTGCCTGAAACCTGACAACAGCTTCCGTAAGGATGGGGTGGTGGACACCGCACGCCCCAGGCCAGGGCGATGTTCTGTCTTCAATCTTTAAACCAAGAAGGTCTAGTCCCTGGGTATAAGTTCTTTCCCAGTCAGCACGAGAGTTTCTATCGCTGTCGAAGTCACCTATTAAATCAGATACCAGTTTCTGCAAAACACCTTCATCACAAACCTCCGCAAGGTTTGCATTGTGGTCATCTCCCTCCACCTCTTCGTGCGCTTTCGGGTTGAAATCAATAACCATGCCGCCGTCTTCTGTTTCAATAGCAACAGCGTCGGGATTGACAATGGCAATTTCCACTTCTTCTACAGCATCGGGGTCAAGCCCCTTCGGGATTTCCTCAGCATTACTAAACGAAGGAGCCTGCGCGATAGATTTTTCAATCGCCATTATTCACCTCTGAGGGACGGCACAAGCAATCCCCCGAACAGTCTTCAGGGCAGTTTTCACAGTTTTTTTCAACGCACACGCAGTCTTCACCACATCCAGACATTAGCTTACCTTTTTAATGTTAGAAACATATCCAGCAGGTTGTTTCTGTGCCGTGTCTACGGTCTGGTCAGCAACTGCGTGCCACGTTGTCCCTTTGGTTGCAGCCCCAGAACCCTTGATCTTCACATGCTTTCTAGGCACGGCTGAAGGTACGGTTCTTGAGATAACGCGGTCTTCGTGCATCTATAATCTCCTTCAAGTATTTGCTGACTAATTGATAGTCTCTTCTTCATCATCTTCTTCATCTTCCTCAACAGGCTCATCCCCAAGGATAAAGCCATAAGAATTATTTCTGAGGAACGATCTAATTTCAGGAATTGGGCGGCTCCAGCCCATGTGCGTCACAACATTGCCCCATCCATACGCCGAAACAGCACTTGGCACACCTATTAATTCAAAGGCACCACGAGGTGAACGGACAAATAAGGCTCCCCCAGAATTTCCGAATATAATTGGTGCTGAAGCGAGCCAAACATGTTTTCCGTTTCGATCCCTAGCGAAACCCGCCAAGAGACCCTCTGTTGGAAAGGGCGGTTTCCCTAACCCCGCACCAACTGCAAAAACCTGCTGGAAAATCCACGGTCCTTCATCTTTATCTTCGGGATAAAGCTCCGCAACATGCGGAAGGGGACGCTCCTTGTCCTGCACCTGTAAAAGTGCAAGATCAAGGTCTTTGTCCCACGCCATAATAAGCGCTCGACGGCCTATAGTTCCAATTGCATCTGAATAGTTATTATAATCCCATAAATCAACATGAACTGGCCGTCGAACTTCTTTCTCTACCTTTTCCTGAAGTTTTGAATCCCACTCTTTTCCCACACTTATTGACCCACGCACCACATGCCAATTTGTTAGGATTAATGAGACCCACTCCTTATCGTACAAATCAGAGTATATGACTGTTCCCGAACCAGTTGAATTGTCACTTCCCCGAACCAAAACTGTTGGGTAGAGCATCTCCTCATGCTTTTGCTTAACGTCCTCAGACGCTTCATACAAATTGCCTGCCCCCGCAACAGGCGAAAAAAGACACAACAAGGCAAGAACCGCTAAAAATCTTTTCATCGCTTAGTCACCTTTTTTTGTCTCAGGAAATTTAAAAAATCAACCGCCGTGTCTATGTCGTGAAAAACCGTTATTAGACCAGGGTCGTCATCCTCTCGTTCTGGATTAATAACCGTTACAACAGCGGGGGAAACATTTTGATTCCTAAGCCCAAGTTGCTTCCCGTAATTATCGTATATCTTATAAGATGCCACACGCAGCGCATGGCTTATTAAGCCAGAGTTCTGCTGTTTTATAATCTGGTAACCGCTTATATGGCGATGACCACTAATGACAATATGGTCATCAATTCCCATTTGAGCAGCCTTTGACGGCCCGTGGGTTGAGTTCCATTGCGAGTGGCCGCTCCAATCATGTCTAGCGTTAACCCTGACCATCTTCTTGTTGGGGAAAATAAGATTAATTCTTGCTCCGTGTGCTTGATAAACACCAGACTGATTGCGAACCATCCATTCAACAGGATCGCCATCCCCTACCCAAAGATCGTGGTTGCCACCAATAATGTACAACCAATCAACGCTTGTAACGAGCCATTCCACCAAACGCCACGCTTCCGCCTCTGTGGTTGTTTGATGGGCATGAAGGCGAGCAAGCCGCCCCACCCAGTGATTTGCTAAATCTCCCACATTTGCGCCAAACAAACCTTCGGTATTTTGTATTAAGTTTATATGCCGCTCCAGCGCGTCTATTGATGTGCCTGGATCATCTACATGGGGGTCGCCCATGTGCAGAATCCCAATAGGCCCATCTAAGCGCACCCTACATCTGATAAGAAATCGCGATTCCTCTGATGCCCGCCGCCGCCGAAACTCAGCGCGGCGTTTAGTAAGAATATCCTCCAGAGCCGCTGTCTCATCCAATAATTCCTCTTTATTGATAGAGAACTCTGCCGTTTTAATTTTCGTGCGCCTTCCTTCAGCCGGACGCTTTTCTTTCAGTGAACGCACATGATATTCCGCTAAGCGCCTTCTCAACGAGGTTCTACTCATACCTAGAGCAGAAGCGGCATCGTTCTGACTTCCATAATAAGAATATGTTTCAGCGGCCTCCAGAAGCTCTTCGTCTGAGTACGCGACCATAAAAAAAGCCTTATATTATTAATAATATTCAGCGCGGCGAGGGGAAAACTCTTCATCTTCCTCATCCGAAGGAATTTTAATGAAACCACCTTGGCGAAACCTTAGCAGCGCCTGTGTGCTGCTATCGACCAAATCATCGTGTTCCCCAACTGGGAATGACGCAAACTCTTCTATAACTTCCTCTGCCCAACTTGTTTTAGGCGTCCACACAACGCCGCTTGCAAATAAATCACTTACGGCATTAACGCGGGCAATCTTATCGTTGCCCCTAGAGGGCGTGAACTCCCCCACCGGAATACCCATTTGACGTAGTTCAAAAATTAGGGGCGAACCCGCCGCCTTTGCTTCAACAATACACGCATCGGGCTCCCACTCATTATATGTCTTCTGAGCAACCGATTTAAGTTCAGGAAACTCCATCCTATCCTTAAACGCATCAAGAAGAATTATATTGGCATTACTAACGCCCGAAGCATCTTCCTTAAAAAACACACCCCATGTCGTACAGGCAGAATAATCTGCCCGCTCTGTTTTAAGAAACGCCGTGTCCCATGACTGAATAATAAATTCGCAGGAAGGGGGGGATTCCTCCTCCCACTTGCGCCACCAATCGCGTTTAATAATCGCTTGTTCTTCGGCAGTTGGGTCTTGCTGGTACTGCGCCGACCATTTTGCCGCAGGAAGCTCCGCTTTCAGGCGTTCAAGCTCTTCTTTGCTCCAATACCCAGGCCATAATGACTTACCGCTGGGAAGAATTGCCGGTAACTGAATTATTTCCCATTCATCACTGCCTTTTCTTTGCTGTGATGATTTCAATAAATGCCCAGTTAAATCTCTTTGGTGCCACCGCGTCATAACAACGACAATTGCGCCCCCAGGCTGCAATCTCTGCCGAGGACCAGAGGTGTACCACTCATAAACAGGGTCAAAGACCCCTACGTCTGCCGAACGCGCTTCCTGTTCAGAATGCGGATCGTCTATTATAAGAAGATCAGCGCCCTTACCTGTAACAGCGCCGCCAACGCCAATAGCAAAATATTCGCCCTCAGAGTTTGTGTTCCAGCGTCCAGCAGCTTTTGAGTCCTGACGGAGTTTTACCCCAGAAAATATCCTCTGGAAGTCCTCATCTCCAACAAGGTTCCTGACCTTACGCCCAAACCCTACCGCCAGTTCAGCGGTATGTGCCGTCTGAATAACCTTCTTCCCAGGATATCTTCCCAAAAACCATGCTGGTAAAAGATAGCTGGCAAATTCGGATTTTGTATGCCGTGGAGGCATATTGACAATAAGGCGTTTAAGTTTCCCGTCTGCCACCCGCTCAAAGGCGTCTGCCATAATATTATGGTGGTCACCCTCGATAAACCCAGGCCACATTTTTTTTACAAAAGGAATAAACCTTTGCGTCAGCCGTTCCTTTTCGGTGGCTTTGTCCAAATTCTCGAATAAATCGAGTATCTGTCTTTGCTCTTCAAGGGGCAGCGACCCTATGCGGTCAATATATTTTTCAACCTCAAGGTCAAGCGCCACTATTGTTTCTTTCGATTAGCTTTTGCAGAAACAACCCGCAAATTCTTTTTAGAATTATTTTTGGGATTGCCATCTTTGTGGTCAATGTGCTTGCCATCACCCTTCTTCACCCGTCCCTTACGGGCTGCCTTGCGCCGGTTCTTATTGCGAAGAGCGCGCTTTTTTTTTGAGTCCTCATCCTTATGGTACTTCGTGTAGTCACCTTTTTTGTAAGCCATATCTGCGCCGCACCCCTAAAATAAAAGAGGAGCGCCTAAAGGGGGAGGCGCTCCTCATGGGAGAGTGAAATAATGCAAGGATGTTTTTTTCGAGTGTCCTGAACTCGGTAGAAATACCTAAGTCGTACCATACTGGAGGTATTGACTTTTTTTGTCAACCTACGCAGAAAAAAAATACACTTTTATAGTGCTTGTGTTATCGTTGTGTTCTCATTCTTTTCTTATAAAGGGGAAAAAACATGGTTGGCAACGGAGAAAGCCACAAACAAATCAACTTTCCGGTCATTAACGTCACTGAAATCCCATCACCTTCGTTTATGCGCCTAGCGGGCGACTTGGACAGGGACCACCTCATGTATCTTGCCTCCCCCCACTCTTCAAACGGCAAGGTTTCAAGGCGGACGGCGGCAAAACGCGCGGCCTCGACAGTTGACCTTACAATGAAACTTCTAGACAGCGGCATCTGGGTGTTTTCACCCATTGCCTATGGTGTTACTTTTGAAGACAGGGGGCATAGGAGGGACACTAAATGGTGGATGCGCCGTGATATCCAGATTTTCAGGCACTGTACCGTGCTTGGCGTCCACTGCCTTCCCGAATGGGAGGATTCTCCTGGCGTTCAAAAAGAAATCGAATGGGCGCTCATTCATAATAAAAAAATATATCTTTTGGAAGACGAAAACAGCGATAAGGATTTACTGGCAAATGATTCAAAATAAAAATTTTCACTGGGGGCAACTGATAAAAGAAATACGAGAAGAAAAGGGGCTCACCAAAAAAGAACTGTCAGAATTATCTGGTGTGCCTGCCACGACAATAGGGGAGATAGAGAATGTAAGGAATAAGAATAGGGGGTCAAACATACACATAATCGATAAGATTCTTATCGCACTCGGCTATGAACTCGAAGCTATTGCCATCGACCCCGAACCCAGCAAATTTTGCAGCACGAAAAAAATGGGGCTGTCCAGTTTACGGACACACATGGAAAAAGACACATGACACGAAGGCAAAAGGCACATCTCGACTTTATTGTCGGATGGTGGAAGCTCTACGGCTATGCCCCTGCCTACCGTGACATAACAGAGGGTCTGGGGATATCGGCGGTAAGCAATACACACAGAATTGTCAAAGCTCTTGAAGAAAGGGGGTATCTAAAAATTATCCCCAATCGAGCGCGGGCAATATACCTGACTGAAAAAGCCCTTTTATCAAACGATGTGCCTGAGTTCATCCAATCACCAAATGAAAAAAAATAAGTTGATGTCCTACTGGACGAGACTGGAGACTAGCTACTTCCAGCTAAGTCTTTGAAATAATGGGTAGAATAAAGACTCGAACCCAGGACCATCTGATAGAGAAAATAAATATTTGCCTGCAAATACTAATATATGGCTATCCATTGAAAACTCCACTGGATGCCATATAAAAATTTTATTGACCCCTACACACCGGTGAAACCGGTGAAAAGTATTAAATAACCCCAGAAAACAGCCATTCTGGTGGTGAAAAAATCGATGAATTAGTGATGAATGCCAGTGAATTTCTTGTGGAACCCCTACTCGCCCCCCTAAAAAAAAATATATAGGGGGGGGGGTATACACGGGGCAAAAAAT